GTTGCATTATTAAATTCTAAACCAACATCAACGAGCGCAACACTGCCTGTTGTTACTACGGCCAACAATTCACCAACAACAGTCACCTCTGGTGATACACCACAACCTGGTGCACCATCTAATACTCCAATCTATGCTTCAGGTAATGCTCCTAGCGCAGACACAGCATTACGAAAATCAAATCAAAATATTGCTCACGTCTGTAATTTACCGGCATCTGTTAGTACCGCATTATTTAAAGCAGGTTCAGTAGGCAGACAAATTATTCTTGCAATTCGTAATGGTATTAAAGCTCTATTAGCTTTTTTAGGTGTAACGCCAACTTCCAATGGATTAAGTTCACAATTAAAAAAATTAGCACATGATATTGCTGATGCTACTAAATGGGTAAAAGATTTAACCGCTCAAATTAATGGTTTAATTGTTTATGTTAATGCTATTAAACAGTTAATTGCTTATATTCTTGCTTTACCTTCTGAACTGATTGTTTTCTTTAAAGATTGTTTACAAAAAGCATATGCACAATTACAAGCAGGATATTTGTCTGTCGTGGCAGATTCAACTGATAGTATTGATACAAGTTCATCCGATAGTATTATTTCGGCAGCTAAAGATGTAATAAATCAAACATCACAATTAATTTCCGCTTCGGTTGCTTTAGCTGCTGCTCCGGCAAATTTAGCAATTTCTGCTTTAACACCAGGTCTAACTCCTGTGGCAAATACACAAGCACAACAAGCAGCAACAACAGCAGTATTTTCTGCCGCTGGATTTAATGCACCAAGTTCTGCTAAACCTTAGGACATATTATGGCTAATTCAAGTGGCGCAGGTACAGTAGATTACTCGTGGACAGAACCGGTATCGGCATCTCAGACACAGTATCCATACAACAATGTAATGCAGACCGAATCTGGTCATTTTCAAGAGTTTGATGATACTCCTGGTGCTGAACGTATTAGAACACAACATAAAGCCGGAACATTTACTGAAATTCAACCTGATGGTTCAGTAGTTCACAAAATACTTGGTACAAATTATACTATTGTTGCTAAAGATAACAATGTATTAATTCAAGGTATTTGTAATATTACGATTCAAGGTGATGCGGTATTGGATGTTCAAGGTGATGCCTACGAACACATTAAAGGTGATTTTAATAAAGTTGTTGATGGTAATTATAATGTATTAGCCAAAGGTAATATGACCTTGAGTGCAGGTGGAGACTTAAATATTAATAATCTCGGTCAAACCGGATCGATTCACATGATTGCTGGTGATAGATTAATTGTTGATACTGATGTTACGGTTCATGGTGAAGTACTTGCTGATTCTTTACATTCTTCAGGTTCAGTAACCGCAGGCACAGGTATTCATGCTGGTATTCCTGGTTCAGCAAATCCAACCGCAGGTATCTCAACACTTGGAGGTATCAATGTTGGACTTCCTGGTCCTGCTACACCAGGGTCAATTACAGCAGTAGGTTTTATAAATGCTGGTATATCAATGTTTGCACCTACTGTATCTGATATGTTTGGTGCTATGGAAATGTTTAGATTGAAGGTAGACCAACACGTTCATATTGGTAACAAAGGTTTCCCAACATCACCACCAACTAGTCCGATGGAAATATAATCATGAGTGTATATGGTCGATTAGGATACAATTTCAACACATCATTATTTAATGGTGCGGATGTACTTTCACAAAATGTTATTAATTATATTAGTAACACAAACATACAATTATCTCAATGGCAGATTAATGACCTTGCCAATAGTAACGTTGGTGGTTATTATCAAAATCCACATCAATATGTATTGGCAACACTATCAATCTATTTGAACGGTTTGGCAACATTGGCCAATTCAAATACAACCATTTTTACTAATGCTCCAGACACAGCAAATACGTTATCTAGTAGTTTGGCAACATTATCTTCATCTTTAATTAATTTTACAACTCATACTAATAATTTATCTGGTGTTTCTCGTTCTGCCAATACTGCTTTGTATCCAGATTTAACTTCTGCTTTGGCTGTTGGTCGCCAGATGTTAAACATAACCAGTACAACAGATGGTGTACAAAATAATACACCTATACTTGGTAATTTTACCAGTTTGTATATTGGACCACAGTTATCAAATTCAAGTAATAATATTACCATTGATTATAATACATTAAATAATTCAATTACAGCAAATACAAGTAATATATCAAATGCAGCAATGAATGTAATTGTATCTGATGTACAAACATTACAAACTCTGGTTGATAATCAAAGAACACAAGATTGGGCATTTTACCAAAATTCTTTATCAGTTCTACAAGACTATCAAACACTCCTACAATTTAGTAATATGGGTGGTACACAAAACTCACTCATCCAACTAATTGGAACCAGCAAACTACATTCTGAGTTAGGATACTAATGATTAATTTTAATTTACCGTTAGATGCCAATGTTGTATCATCCATTGTAAATCAAGTTATAGGTATTATTGGCAGTTCCAATGTTACTGGTACATTAGGTACTCCGGGTGTTGCTATAGATCCTGCTTACGTTCAAGCTAATGCTGCGTTTATACAAGCTAATGCAGCCTACAATCAAGCGAATACAATTGCTTTATTCAACCAAGGTATAAACACTTCACAAAATAATTCAATTATTTCACTTAATAACTATGCGCAAAATATTTACACTTTTGCCAATGGTTTAAGTGGTGGTACTGCTACTGACGGAGTGGCACGATTAGGAGTTACTCAATTAAACACATATGCTGCCTCTGCATATGCAACTGCTAATGCAGCTTATACTCAAGCAAATACAATTACATCATATACACAAGGTGTTGATACAACTCAAAATACAAATATTTTAGCCGTAAACACTTATGCAGCATCAGTATATACATTAGCTAATACACATACCAATAATATTAGTTCTTTAAATAATTTAACAGCTTCAGCATTTTCACAAGCCAATTCAGCCAATGCTTTGGCGGCTGGTGCATACTTTCCAGCAGGTACTGCATTAATATTTCAACAAGCTGCCGCACCTACGGGTTGGACAAGACAAACCACCCACAACGATAAAGCTCTGAGAATTGTTAATGGTTCTGGTTCTGTTGGTTCTGGAGGTTCAGTTGCATTTACTTCAGCCTTCTCCGCAGGCACTACTGTTGACGGTACTGCAATTAACACCAGTCAGATGCCTGCACACAATCACGGAGTTTCGGATCCTGGACACAACCACGGAATTTCAGATCCTGGTCACTCACATGGAGTTTATGATCCACAACATGCTCACATTTTCGGTGCGGACGACCAAGTTGCTACACAAGGTGGTTTTAGTGTAGCAGGAGGTTTCTCATATGATGCTGTATCGACCACTTCTGGTAACGGTGTATATCTATATACTTACGGATCCGGCACTGGTGTTGGCATTTATGGTGCAAGTACGGGTATTGGAACAAATGGTGCAGGAACAGGAATCAGTACACAAAACAATGGCGGTGGTGGTGCACACAACCACACAATTTCAAATTTAGCTGTACAATATGTTGATGCAATCATTTGCACCAAAAACTAAGGAATAATTATGACGGCAGAAAATCCACAATGGGTAAAACCACTATTTCCAGGTGATATTCCAGCAAATACAGCGCCAGTTTGGAACACTACAACAGAATCCTGGGAATTTGTTTCTATGGAACTAAAAATTACGGCAAACACATCAAATACATGATAAGAAAGTGATATTATAATGAAAATTGAAACAAAAGCAAATTGTCCTTTATTAGGAATGAAACCATGCCAACAACTCGAATGTTCATGGTTTATGAAAGTGGTTGGTAAAAACCCTAATACTGGTGCTGATGTGGAAGAATGGGGATGTTCCATGGCTTGGCTTCCAATATTATTAATTGAAAACAGTCAACAACAAAGAGGTACAGGAGCAGCAGTAGAATCATTCAGAAATGAAATGGTTAAAGCTAATGAAAGTAGCCAGCAAATGTTATTAGCAGCTGCTAACTTAAATGAATTACCTAAATTAAAATAGATTTTTTACTACCAAAATCAACATAAATAAAGAATGGCAATAACTAATCACATATATTCCGACTTAGATTTAACCTTTCTGCCTTCTCCGGCGACAGGTGACGTGTCTATGAAATATGATGAACAGTCGGTTATTCGTTCAATTCGTAATCTTTTGAACACCAATTTATACGACCGATTGTTTCAACCAGATGTGGGAAGCACATTAAATCAATTATTATTTGAACCTGTTACTCCTTTGACTGCAACACTTATTCAAAATGAGATAGTAAGAACGTTAACAAATTATGAACCAAGAGCTAGAATCAACTCTCTTGTGGTAAGTGCTAATCCAGATAATAATCAATTTAATGTGGCATTAACGGTTTTTGTGGGTAACCAAACATCACCCACAGCAATTAACCTTATATTACAGAGGACCAGATAATGGCTGGGGCAAATAGTAACATTCAAATAACAAATTTGGACTTCGATTCAATCAAATCCAACTTTATCAATTATTTACAAGGTCAAAGTACATTTCAAGATTATAACTTTGAAGGTTCTGGTCTTAATGTTCTTTTGGATGTTTTGGCATATAATACACAGTATAATGCTTATTATTTGAATCAAGTTGCCAATGAAATGTTCTTGGATTCTGCTGTACAAAGAAGTTCTGTTGTTTCTCAAGCTAAAGTTTTAGGTTATACACCAAAGTCAGCCATTGCTCCTACTGCCACCGTTAATGTAGTATTCACCAATGTTACTGCCAGTTCATTAACATTACCAGCATATCAAAGCTTTGGTTCTGCACCAATTAACGGAATCAATTATACATTTACTAATCCTAATTCTTATACTGCCAATAAAGATGCAAACAATAAGGTTGTATTTGAGAATGTGGAGATTAAACAGGCAGTTCCAGCAACTTATTCATTTACAGTAGATTCTTCTACTAATCCAAATTATATTTTTGAAATTCCAGATAATGCTATTGATACTACTACATTACAAGTAATTGTACAACAATCATCTGCAAATTCTTCATACACAATCTATACACCAGCAACGAATGACCTTCAATTGACTGGTGCATCAACCGTTTATTTTTTACAAGAAGCTTTAAATGGTAATTATCAAATTTATTTTGGTGATGGCGTATTAGGTCAAAAACTTTCAGATGGAAACATTGTAGTTGTTAATTATCTTTCTACCGAAGGTACCAGTGGTGCCGGTGCAAACTCATTTGTTTTATTGAATACTGTTTCAGGTTATTCTCCTTCTGCTGTAATTTCAATAACACCTGCGGATGCTGGTGGTGATAAAGAAACCATTGATTCTATTAAGTTTCAGGCACCTAAATCATATGCTGCACAAGGTAGAGCAGTTACCAAAAACGATTACATCACAGCAATCCAACAGAACAAATTAGGTATTTCTTTTGATGCCGTTAATGTATGGGGTGGTGAAGAAAATAACCCACCAGTATACGGACAAACATTTATTTGTTTAAAACCAGCAGGTTCTTATACTTTAACGAACATACAAAAAACACAATTACTTTCACAAGTCATTCGTCCTATTTCAGTTTTAACGGTTAAACCTACAATTGTAGATCCGGATTACACTTATATTTCAGTAACAACAGATGTGTTATACGATCCAAGTAAAACAACATTAACATCATCACAAATTCAATCTGGTGTTACTTCTGCCATTCAAAATTTTGCAAGTTCTACATTGAATACATTTAATTCATCATTTAATGCTTATGATTTATTGAGTTCAATTCAAAACTATGATAAATCAATCATTACCAGCGATTTTAAAATTAAATTACAGAAAAAGTTTTTTCCTAATTTAACCACACCAGAAACATATAAATTTTATTATAACACAGAATTAGAAAAAGGTATATTGTTGAGTGGTATCACTAATTCTCCTGATTTACAATTTTTAGATCCTATTAATTTGGCCAATACAATTACTGGTGTCTTTATTGAAGAAGTTCCATCAACCACGTATGGCGTTGATACCATTTCAGTTATTAATCCTGGTTATAGTTATCAATCAGCTCCTATTATTACGATTTCTGGTGATGGTAGTGGTGCTACCGCTCAAGTAGTTATTGTTGGTGGCGCAATCACCGCTATCAAAGTTTTAACTTCAGGTAATAATTACACCAGTGCAGTTGCTACTATTACACCACAATCTGGTGATACAACAGGTCAAGGTGGTGCAGCTGTAGTTAATCTACAAGGTCGTTATGGTACACTCAGAACTTACTATTACAATTCAAATCAAGTTAAAACAATTTTGAATTCTAATATAGGCACAGTCGACTATACCAATGGTATTATTGCATTAACCAACTTTAATCCAATTGGAGTTGATAATCCTTTAGGCCAATTGGCAATTTCTGCTACACCTACAACATCAATTATTTCTTCAACACAAAGTGGAATTATTACAATTGATCCTTTTGATCCTAGTGCGATTACAGTTAATGTTACGGCTAAAACAAATTCATGATCCAAAGTAATCAAAAAACATCACTTTTAATACCATCGCAACTTCCTGCGTTTATTCAGGAAGACCCTTCTTACGCCAATTTTGTAGCATTTGTTCAGGCTTATTATGAATGGTTGGAACAAGAAGGTAATGTAATTGATACCACTAAAAATTTGTTATCATATAAAGATATTGATGAAACTTCCAATACATTTATTCAATATTTCAATAATGATTTTTTGCCATCTTTTCCACCAGAAATACTTACTAACAAAACAGCAGTAACTAAAATAGCAAAACAGTTGTACCAAACCAAAGGTACGCCTGCATCATATCAATTTTTATTCCGTATTCTTTATAATACTGACGTTGACTTCTTTTTTACAGAAGATGCCGTATTAAAATCTTCTGCTGGTACATGGTATATTGCTCAAAGTCTCAATTTAGCAACAAATGATTCAAGATTTTTAAATATTGCCAATTATAGAATTTTTGGCGAAACTACTAAATCAATTGCAACTATTGAGGCCACAACATTTGATGGCGCAAAAACAGAAGTGTTTATTTCTAATATTGAACGATTGTTTCAATCAGGTGAATATGTTCGAGTAGTAGATAATAACAATCAAGATATTATAATTAATGGATCTAATTTAAGAGCAAAAATTATTGGCCAGATTAGCCAAGTAAAAATTGATCCTAATAACAGAGGTTTGGCTTACAAACCAGGTGATCCTGTTGTATTTTTTGGTGGTTTAAATTCTAATACAGGATATGGAGCTTCTGCTGTAGTAGGTACCACCACATCAGGTTCAATTCAACGTATTACTGTTTTAAATGGTGGTTTTGGTTATACCAATTATCCAAATACGGTTATTTCTTTTTCTGATTTAAATACTGGTGTAGCTCCAATTGCTGTGGTTGGTTCTTTAAATCCTATTGGTGTTGCTAATGTTTCTTTTATTCCTACCGATCTTATTGGTGTAAAATCACACATTACAATTGGAAATACTCGATATAATTTTGAAGGTAATCTTTATGCTAATGCAAATACATCTTTGGCTAATGCTTTTTCATTTTCATCATTTTCAACTTATCCAATTGGTTCTATATTAGTTGAAAATGCTGGTGGCGGTATTACTCAGCCACCTACAGTTACAGCAATATCACAATTTAACGTTGAAGATGGTCTAACAAGTCAACTTCAAAATTTAGGTATTTTGGCTCCAATTCAAATTATCAATGGTGGTACAGGATATCAAGTTAATGATACTATTATATTTTCTGGTGGTTCAGGTTATGGCGCTCATGCAAATGTAACAGCAGTTAGTTCTAATGGTTCCATTACAGGTATTAATTATGTTTACTCAACAACCGAATCATTACCACGTCATTATCCTTTGGGTGGTATGGGTTATAGATTAAATGGTTTACCAATTGTAACCGTACATTCAGCTAATACATATGCAGCAAACGCATCAATCTATGTTTCAGGAATTTTAGGTACTGGTGCAACATTTTCACCGGTATATAATCGTGTAGGTTCTATTTCTACAATTACAATTACCAATCCAGGTACTGATTATATTTCCACTCCAAGTGTATCACTAAAAGTACAAGATATTTGTGTAAGTAACGTATCAATTACAAATTTACCACAAAAAGGCGATATTGTATATCAAGGTGCAAGTTTAAATAATAGTAGTTATATTGCTACCGTAGATTCAATCAATCAAATTTACGCATTTTCGGATCCTACTCAATCACTTTATAATATTCGAGTTTATAATTATAATAATCTTCCAAGTTATAAATTACCATTAACTGTTGAATATTCTGGTCCTATTACTAATCCTGGATATCATCCAACTGGAGCCGTATTAAAATTAAACAATTCTTATAATTCTTTGAATGTTTTTTCCAAATATGATTCTACTGGTGTAATTACTTATGGTGATGGTACTGCTAAGGCAAATACAAGTTTTTTAAACGGACTGGCTATCAGTCAAGGCCAATATTTGGATAGTTCTGGCCAGTTAAGTTCTTATGATGTATTACAAAGTCCAAAATATAATAACTACACTTATGAAATTACATTAGAAAAAGAGATTGCCGCTTATAGAAAAACACTATTAGATTTACTACATCCATCAGGTATGCAGGTTATTGGTCGTTTTGCTATGAAAGGCCAAGCAAATACCAACTTTACTGAATCTAGTTATTTGGATCAAGGACATACATTAGGATATTATACTGGTGATCCGGGTTCTTATGCCACAATGGTATCGAATTACACCAATCAAAGTAATAATATTATTCAATTTGGTGGTCTGGTTGGTGCTAACTTACAGCAAATTATTCTTCCAAATGATTCTATAACTTTAACATTAACTAATGGATTTCAAGTTCGTTCAGAAGTTTTATCAATTAACGATGGCCAAGCAAATACTATTGTATTGAAAGATAATGTTTGGTTGACCTATGCAAATGTTGCTTATATAACGGCAAATGCTGGTAGCAATGTGATAAATATATCAAATCTGACTGGTTCTTATGATATCGTTAATAACGGAAACTACAGTAATACTGCTACTCCTATTTTAGATATTGTATACCCCGGTGACCATGTGTTGGTTGCTAATAATTCAGAATTGTTGGTTATTGGAGTTAATGCTAGGGCCAATACAATTACAGTAGGTTCTAATTTAACTTCTGCTGCTAATTCATTAATGACTGTTAGAAGAACTGTATTAACAACCAACGTTAGAATTGATGGTCCTGTTGGAACTCAATTCTTCCCAGAACTAACAGACCAATTTGGTAATAAAATTGTAACACAAAACAACGAAATAATACTTTTAGGATAAGAAATGAGCACCGTAAAAATAACGCAATTACCGTTTTTTACACTAATTAACGCCAATACATCGAATACTATTTTTGCTGGTGTGGATATTCCTACAGATACTACATTCCAAATGACGGCACATACTTTGGCACAAGGTCTTTTCTCAAATGAAATTCTAAATGTTGGTGGTAATCCTGTATTATTTTCAAACACTATTGCACAATTTTCTGGTTCAGATTCACAATTTTTACAAGTAAATTTACAAAACTTTAATAGTAATGGTTCAGGTGATTTAATTGTTACCTCGGACACAGGTACCAATTCAAATAATTATATTGATTTGGGTATCAATGGATCTACATTTAGTAATCCAACATATTCTTCTATGAAACCATTGGATGCATATTTGTATGTTCAAGGTCCTACAGCATTAAGTAACGTAGCAAACCTTGTTATTGGTACTGCTTCTTATGGTGCAAATATTGTATTTATTGCTGGTGGAACAACTTCAAATGATATTATTGCCACTATTAATGAAGATATTATTACAATGTATGAACCATTGTTGGTTAATGGTGGAATTTCTTTTGGTGACGCTTCATATCAAAACACAGCGCCAGCAACTTTAGTATACTCACAAGCAAGTTATGCTCAAGCTAATGCCGCTACTGTTTCTGCTCAATCGGGATATAATCTAGCAAATACAGTCAGCACAAAAGCAAATGCTTCTTATACTCAGGCCAATGCTACAACTGTTTTTGCTCAATCTGGTTACAATTTAGCCAATACAGTTAGTACTACCGCTAATGCTGCATATCTACAGGCAAATGCCGCTACAAATTCAGCACAGTCTGGTTATAATCTAGCAAATACTGTTAGTACAACCGCAAATGCTAGTTACCTTCAAGCTAATGCA